TGTTGATTTGTCACTTTGGCTACATCGCACCGAAGGTTATATGTACGACACCTCAACTACGATTGCTTGGCAGTTGATTAACTTCAACCGAAATACGGGAAGTGGCAGTCAGTTCAATTTGACTACCGAAACGTGGACTGTTCCTGATGATGCTCCTTACGATTTGCAAATTACAATGCAGAACGTGAACTCACCATACGAACTTGGGGTCTTTAGCGATGGCGTGTTTCAAGGTTCAATACTTGTCAATGCCCACCCATCTTCATCCGTGACAAGCACATTTAGTTCTTTTTATTTTGGCACTAATGCTCAAGTTCAGTTGTTCATTCGCCCTCAGGCTGCAACTGCATTTACATACCAATGCACGGACTATTCAGGATTGGATTCGGTAACTTCAACAAGCGAGTTCTCGGTTGACCAAACCACATCAGCAACCTACACATTTGAAGTGGTCATCCAAGACCTGATGCCTGAAATCAAGGTCAAGGACTTTTTGGCGGGTGTGTTGCGTATGTACAATATGGTCATCGTGCCTACCACATCAACAAGCTACTTGCTTCAGCCGTTGGATGATTGGTACGCAGCAGGAACTGACCAAAACCTTCAGACCTATCTTGACATCACCGAATACGTTGTTAACCGCCCATCGTTATATCGTGAGATTGAGTTCAAATATCAAGAGACGGAGCAGATACTCGGTTACGAATACAAACGCCTATACAACACGGGATATGGTGACTTGCGTGCGTTTTTCTCGTTTGATGGTGATGAGTTCATTGTTGACATTCCGTTTGAATGCCCATTGTTTGAAAGGCTGACTGACCAACATACGGGAACCCTCACGAACGTACTTGTCTACAAGAGCATCACAAGTGAGACAAACGAGGATGGAATCTTCAACCCTTATTTGGGTGCGCCTATTTTGTTCTACGGCTATTTTGATGACTACGACTTATCATCAAACTCTTTGACGTTTGTCAATTCTGATGGCTCACACGAACAGGTAGTGAAGGCTTGGTATGCTAATACATCAAACCGATATGCGGGAGTTGGAATATCTGATAGCATTGTATTCGGTAGCGACCTTGACCCGTACTATCTGCAAAGCGTGAACTCAAACTTGTACAATGACTATTGGAGTGACTACATTGTAGACCTGTACGACAAAAAGCGCAGGCTTGTTCAGGTAGATGCGGCATTGCCTCTCGGCAAAATCATCACAATGGATTTGAAGAATCCAATCATTTGGAACAACCAAAAGTACATCGTGAACTCAGCACAGGTGAATATGACAACGGGTAAAGCAACATTCGAACTCCTCAACGTAGTATGAAGCCAAGTTATTTAGGTTATTTGATTGAACTCTTGCAGTTGGATGAGTGGCGCAACGAGTCGGAGGCTATTGACATAGCCAAAGGCAAGCACGCTATTCCAAAGACTTGGGATGAGTTCCTAAAGCGCAGGTAATGGCAGTAGTAGAAACAATCCGTATTGATGGAGACTCATCGCAGTTTGATGCATCGATAAAGGAATTAATTGCAAATATCAATCAGCTCAACAAGTCGATTGATAAAGTAGGGACGGAAGCCAAGCAATCATTTGGTCAAGCTGAGGATGCGGTCAAAGGCGTCAAGAATGAAGTAAAAGAAACGGGCAAGGGAATCAAAGACCTTATCCGCAATTTTGGTAGCCTTGCCCTGCTCACGAAAGCCACCGATGCAGCAAGTGAAGCGTTTACGCAAAACCAAAAAGTTGTAGACGTATTAAACACGGGCTTGTTTACAGTGCAGATTGCCGTGAGCAATCTCATTGACTATTTTACAGGAGGTAAGTCAAGCCTTCGTGAGGCGTTGAGTGGAGTTATTGACCAAGCCAAAGAATTAGTTGAGCTTCAAAAACAGGCGCAGCTCGCAGAGGTGCAACGCATCAAACTTCAGTTTGAATACCAAACTCTTGCTGAACAAGCACGTCAGTTGCGTGATGATGAGTTGTTGAGCATTGATGAGCGTCTTGAAGCAAACCGATTGCTGAATGATATCCTAACCGAGCAGCTTGCAAAGGAGAAAGAAGCCGTAGGCGCAAAAATTGCTGCTGCTCAAGCGGAATACAACCGCATTGCAAACACCGAAAACCTTGTTGCGTTAGAGCAAGCAAGAGTCGAACTCATTGACATTGAAGAACGAATCATTGGTCAGACATCAGAATACCTGATGAACCAACGAAGCCTTGAACGTGAGCGTTTAGATTTGCAAAAGCAAATCAATGAGGCAAAGGCTCTTGAGGCAGAGACGGGAGTTAGGAATACCTCATTGTCTACTGAACTTGAAATTCGTTTATTTAAGTTCCGTGTACAAAACGAGCGTGAACTTGCAGAGGAGGAATATAGCCGATATGAGAAGGCATACGGGATTCGTGTTGACTTTTTAAATCAGCAGATTGCAGCAGCGCAAGCAGCAGGTCAAACCGAGAACGCTCAATACCAAGCACTTCTTGATGAGAAGTACCAATTGGACGTAGAATACTTTGAGCGCAATCGTGACCTTGCAAACCAAAGGAGAGAATTTAATCTGCAAGCGGTAAGCGATGCAGTAAAGACAACGGGTCAAGCGATTGATGCTATTAGCGCATTCTACGATGCTCGATACGCCAACGATGAAAAGAACGCCGAGCGAGCGTTTAACATTCAAAAGAAGCTATCTATTGCCCAAGCAGTAGTTCAGGGCGTAGAGGGCGTTGTAAACGCTTACGCTACGGCATCAAAGTCACCACTCACTGCAATTGTTCCCGCTTACCCTGCAATCGCAGCAGGCGTTGCCGCTTCATTCGCTGCAAGTCAAGTTGCGCTTATCAGTAGTCAGCAATTCCAATCAGCAGGCGCAGGAGGATATGATTCAGGTGCAGGTACACCTTCGGTTCCCTCACAACCTGCACAATTCAACATTGTAGGTCAAGGCGGTGCCAACCAATTGGTAGAAGGTATTGCAGGGCAATTTGACCGACCTATCCGTGCTTATGTGGTCAGCGGAGAAGTTATTTCAGGAGCAGAGCTTGACCGCAGACGCATACGAACCGCAACATTCGGATAATGAAACTGATTGAACTTATACTTGATGAAACGATGGCCCTCACGGGCATTGATGCCATCAGCCTCGTAGAGCATCCTGCCATTGAGGAGGACTTCATTGCACTCAACTCAAAACGCCTTGAGTTCGCTACGCAGAGCGAAGAGAAGCGCATCCTGATGGGAGCAGCACTCGTGCCAAACAAACCCATCTACCGAGTTAATGGTGAGGAGGAGTTTTACGTTTACTTTAGTGAGAACACCATCCGCAAGGCAAGTGAGATGTTCTTTCAAAAGGCCAAGCAGAACAACGCCACCCTTGAACACGAGGTAGGCATCAACGGCCTCACGGTGGTTGAGTCTTGGATAATCGAAGATGAGACCCACGACAAGAGCCGCAAGTACGGAATGGAGTTGCCTGTTGGCACGTGGATGGTTTCTATGAAGGTCAACAATCCTGAGATATGGGATGGCTTCGTAAAGACAGGCAAGGTCAAGGGCTTTAGCATTGAGGGATACTTCGTAGACAAGATGAATTTTGCCAAGCAAGAGATGGAAGTCCTTGAAGAGCAAGAGGCGGCTTTACTGCTATCGCAAATCGTAGCTATCATCAAGCGTGATGGACGCAAGAAGTCGGGCAAGCGTATGGAGCTTGAGTCCTACTCGGACTACCCTGAAGCGGTACGCAACAACGCCAAGCGAGGCATTGAGCTTAACGAGAGCAACGGCAACAAGTGTGCTACGCCTGTTGGCAAGGTGCGTGCGCAGCAGTTGGCACAAGGCAAGCCCGTGAGCGTTGAGACAATCACTCGGATGTACTCGTACCTATCAAGAGCCGAAGAATACTACGATGAGAGCGATACCAAAGCCTGTGGCACTATCTCGTACCTGCTATGGGGAGGGTTGGCTGCAAAGCGTTGGGCAGAGAGCAAACTTAAAGAACTTAGCAAATTATGATGCGTCCACAAAAACTACCTGTGGCCTCACCAAGAGGCGGTAACAGGGGATGCCTCTGCAAGGACAATACCTACTCACGCAAATGTTGTGATGGGTCGCTGCAAGCGCAGGGTATCGGTTCACTTGTAGGTCAAGGCATCAGCGTCAAGATACGAGGCGAAGAATGGCAGACCATTAATACCCGATGGGAAGCCACAAACACCTTGTGGCAGGACTTATAAAAATGTTACAATTAACCAACCCCTTTTTATTTAGTTAGATATGAAAGCAAATTCTATTCTGAACCGCATCCTTGCCGAACTCTCATCCATCCGTGAGGTGAAGTTCGAGCAAATGACCCTTGAGAACGGAGCCGTTCTTGAGGCTGAAGTATTTGAAGCAGGAAACGAAGTATTTGTCGTAAGTGGCGAAGACCGTGTACCTGCTCCTGTTGGTGAGCATCTTCTTTCTGATGGCCGTGTATTGGTCATCGCTGAAGAAGGTCTCATCGCTGAAATTAAAGAGGCGTCTGAAGAAGTTGAAGTTGAGGTAGAGGTAGAACAACCTGAAGCCGAAGTTGAACTCGCAGAAGTCGAAGTAAAAGAAGAAGCTCCTGCCGTTGCAGCAATCGTAGAGAAAGTTCTCGAAGAGATTGCAATGATGCGTGAGGAGATGAAAGCAATGCGTGAGGAGATGGGCGGCTACGCCAAGAAAGAGGAGATGTCGGCTATCAAGGCTGAATTGTCTGCTGAACCTGCTGCGAAGCCCATCAAGCACAATCCCGAAACAAAGCAAGCCAACAAGGTTGAGTTCAAGCGTCCCGCAAAAACCCTTGACCGAGTCCTTGCACGTCTTAACAATTAAAATTCAAATTTAGAAAATGGCTACGGTTACTTCTATCACTACTAACTACGCAGGTCAATTTGCGAGTAAGTACATCTCTGCTGCTCTTTTGAGCGCAGACACGCTTGACAAGGGTCTCATCGAAATCCTTCCAAACGTAAACTTCAAAACCACTCTTCAAAAAGTTGCTACTGACGGAATCGTCAAGGACGCTACTTGTGATTTTGATGCCACTTCAACCTTGACCTTGACTGACCGAGTTCTTGAGGTTGAGCCATTCCAAGTAAACCTTCAGCTTTGCAAGAAGGACTACTACGATTCTTGGATTGGTGGTCAAATGGGCTTCTCTGCCTACGATAGCATCCCTGCTTCTTTTGCTGACTTCTTGATTGCTCACGTAGCTGCCAAGACTGCCCAAAAGATTGAGCAGAACATTTGGAACGGAAACGCTGCTTCAGCAGGTGAGTTCTCAGGTCTTATCTCTTTGATGACTGCTGACTCTGACGTTGTAGACGTAACTGCCACGACTGTGACTGCTTCTAACGTCATCACCGAGCTTGGCAAGGTAATGGACGCTATCCCTGCTGCCCTTTACGGCAAGGAGGACTTGACCATCTACGTTCCACAAAACGTGGCTAAGGCTTACGTTCGTGCGCTTGGTGGCTTCGGAACTTCAGGTCTTGGTGCTAATGGTCTTGACAACAAAGGCACTATGTGGTACGGCAACGGAGACTTGTTCTTTGATGGTGTTCGTGTTGCTATGGTCAACGGACTTCCTTCTAACAAGA